GCATATGGGGTATATCTTCCTTTTATCAATTGCCAATTAATATTACCGTGTTTATACGATGCTTCTACAACTTCAGCTATTTTGACTGACGGTAATTGTTGTAGTTCATCAATAAGTTTCATGTTAATATATTCTTCATTGAAATTTAAGTTAGATAAAAAGTATTCAACTGTTTCTTTAACTGGCATATTAGATTCAATCAAAGCAACACCATCTTCATTTAGTAGTGTGCCATCATACCAAACATTCAAGTTTAATTTTAAGTTGTCAGATACTTCATTTCTTATAGTCATGTGAACACCAATATCTGCAACTTCATTCATGTACGTTTTAAAAGCTTCTAATTGCTCATTTGTTAAAGGTTGTTTATCTGCATTAGCAATTTTAATATACAAAGTAGATTTATCACTTTCTTCTACAGCAACAGCATACTTTACGATTTTGCTTTCCTCTACTTCATCATCAGTAAATGCAGTATTGTCATAATAATCTTTACCTTCAACTAATTGGTGTCCAAATTGAAAATTTAAACCCTTTTGTTGATACCATTTTGGATTACGTCGTTCATTCTCATTAGATAGTGTTCTTACTTGTTCTTTAAAAGCTTCAAACATTGAATGTAAGGTGTCGATAGCAAATGAAACCACATATAATATTGCTCCAAACACAGAAACTTTACTAGTTGAAGTTATACCTTGTAATGCTTCTAAATGCTCTTTTTGAGCAACCATATCATCATAAATACCCTGTTGTTTATTCATTACCTTATCTTAAAAGTGTTATCTATTTGCATATAATCTATGCCTTGAAATTCATTGCTGTTATTAATACCAGCAACATTAGTTGCTGGGTTCATTCTTTTTCGTTTGTAATATTGTAGAATATCATTGTTTAAATGATTACTAGTAGCTAGTTCTATTGCAGAACCTACTGGCAAAGCATCTGTAATATTGATATTGTTTTGTAATGCCAAATCAAACGCAGCGCAAGGGTCGCCATATTCTTGTATAGCTATATCCAGAAGGTTTTGATTATATATTACTATAGGCTTCATTAACTTTTTGGTTCGTGTTGTTTTCTGTAATCGTCAAATTCTTTTTTAAGCGTTCTGTATTTACCTTTCCACAAATCCAAGTTTGTTTTTAAGGTCTTTAATTCTGCGCTTAATTCTTCAAATTTCACATCATAACGCTTTTTTAAATCATCTAAAGCTTCTTGGTATAGATCCACAACGGATTTATCATTTTCAGTTTCTTTAGATTTTAATTCAGCGACAAGCTGTGCGTACTGGTTGGCTCTTTTTTTACGATCAAAAAGCCAAACCACTATAGCAGTAATGTTAGTACCTGTTAATATTTCTACCAGGTATTGTGTTACAAATTCCATTAGCTTCTTCTAGTATTTAGTGTTATGTATTTTTTAATGTCTTCATAATCTTTACCGTCACGCTGTAGGTGTAGCTTTATTCTTGTTTGTAATTCGTCATCATCAATACTACTGTTTATTAATCGTATAATACCAGCGCCAAGCAATGGATCACTTTTTAGTTCACCTTGATTTAGCCTAAGTATAATACCCACATCTTGGGTTAAACTATCACCAAGCTTAAAATCACCATCTTCTATAATTAGGTCATCATTATCATCTAATAATATATCTTCCATTAGCCATCAATTGTTCCAGTTCCTGTTACAGTAGCACCATCACTTGCAACACCAGTAACCGTTGTTGTACGTCCAATAACAAATTGGGCAACAGCTGCTGCTTGTTTTTCTGCAATACGTCTTCTTGCCTGTTCTGGTGTAACCGCAATATCTGCTTCTACATGATAGGCTTGTTCTAATAAATTTGCTAATTGTGCTTCTGTAATCATATTATGTTAAAACAGTATTTAACCGCTGTTTAATCGCATTCATTGCTGGTACATTTATACTTGTACCTTGTATTACTATTATTTTATTTAGTTCATCAATCATATCATTTAGGACTTTCTTTAAAGTTTCATTATTCCGCTTTACCAAAAATCCACTATCATCAATTTTAAAAGTGCTTGTACCTATGGTTACATTGAGTTTGTCAACATCAAAAAGTACTTCATTGTCACCAACTGCAATAGATACTTCTTCAACAGCTTCAGCTTCTATTAAAAATGTTGCTGCTTCATTGTTGAGTATTAAACCGATCAAGCATTTAGCACCAACTGTTGGTTTTTTGTAAACAGAACCTATACCAAGTAACACATCATAAAATTCTAAATTGTCAGCCAAGCCTTTTGCAGTCATCGTTTTATTATTCCAATCGACTTCTACAACTTCAGCCCAATGTGTTTGTATCTTGGCATTGCCTTTGGCTTTTAAATCTAAAAGCTTTGTCAACTCGTTTAATTCTTGTCCTTCTCTTTTCATACTGCGCCACCAAGTGTTATTTCTTGCCTAATTTTAGCTTTATCAAAGGTTTTGTTTACAGCTTCGATATAATACACTCCAGATCTGTCTTCGTATAGTTCGCTGGTTATATTTACCTTTAAACCGTGTCTTACACTTGGCACGCCAAAAGCTGTAAAACTGCCATCAAAACCACCACGCTTTTTAACTTCGTAATCTTTTTCTAAAAGTCTTAATACTTCTGCTTTTGCTTCAATATTGTAGTAGGTTAATTGGTATCTGTCACCACCATCTTCACCAATTTCTGCTTCAACTTTAGATCCATTTTTTAAGACAGACACCCCTTTAATTTTTAAAATAATATCTTCTTCATTTCTATAGTTTAGATCATTACTTACAGCGTTACGCTCTAAATGAAAATTAACTACGTCTTCTTCTGTATCATCCGCATAGTATTTACCACATACCAGCTGCTTGCCTTTCATATAGCTATACAAATTGTAAGGGTCTTTACTTAGCTTGTCTAGCACTAATGCTACAGTACTATTAGCATATCGCACACCGCCAAGTTCAACACCTTCTAATGCATCTACATCATAATTTGGTGCAATGGTTTCAAGAAGCTTTTGAAGGGTCACATTTTTAAAACTTACGTTAACTGGCAACTGCTTTAATTTCCACATTTCATCTTCACAAGTAATTACTATGGGTATTCCAGCAGATACTTGTGTTATATAACCTTCAAATTCTGTTACATAATCACCGTTGTAACCAAATTCAATTTTAATTGGTGTGCCACGTCTAAAAATCTCACGCACTTTATACTTGTCAAAGAACTTTACATTTCTGGGCAATGTTACCGTTGCCCTGTCTGTTAATTGTTTAAAACTTGTTTCAGTTGTTATTGCCGAAACTTGATGTATTATTAATTCACGTCTACCTTCAAATGCTGGTAGTGTAATTCTAGCGTTCATTGATAAAACCATTAGTTCCCTAATTCTATTGGTTCATCACTAACTGCTGAAATCTCAAAGGGTATTACATTTTGTTTCCCTTCTGGTTGTCTGAAACTTGTATCTTCTATAACCAGCCTGTAAATGGATTTATCTATAAATAGTTCGCCTATGACTTCAATGCTATCTGCTAAATTTATCCACTTTAATAATTCTTGCTGTTGCTCATAGGCACTCATTTGTGGTGTGTCTAAGCACAAACCACGAAACCGTATTTGCCAGTCATCAAAACCATATATTTCTTTTACCGTACCAGTATTACCAATTAATCGTGTTTTAGTAATGTTTTGCGAACGTCTAAAATCAATTAAAGTCGCTGGTGGTATATCAAAATCATTCAATGATTTTAATTCTAAAATACCTTGATTATATTGTTGATAAGAACCACCTTTAAATACTGTTGGGTAAATAATAGGTGTGCCCAGCCATGACATCTTTTTAGCTTCCTTTTTTTCTCTAACAGGAATTGAAGCATATCTAACATCACTATTTTGTGGTGCATCGCTTGGCAATACAAAAGTGTTAGTATTAACACCAAATACATTGCTTAATAAAGTTGCTATGTCAAAATTTGTAGTCATTATAAGCTTATTACCGCATCACGCAGTTTATCATTAATTTTACCTGTTACTGCATCAGAAATTTTATCAACTTCATCACGCCAATTATTAGCAATATTGAAGTAGTTTTTAATCTCTAAATTCATTGTTATTCGTTTGCCAGCATTACTACCTTTACCAGATAAGTTAGAACCGCCAGAACCACCTTTTGATGCTGGGTCTTGGCTACCATCTAAACGCCTGGTAAAGTTTCCTGTACCACCATCTGGCACTAAAGAAGTTGTGTTTTCTTCTTCTTTTTTCTTCATTTTCAAAGAACCGCCAGCCTTTAAAAATTCATCCTTTGCTTTAATGCCTAATTCAGCTGCTTTTTTGTAGCCATCTACAATAGAGTTTTTACGTGCTTCTGTGTCGGCATTAATTTGATCCAGCATTTTTTGGTTTTCGGCACTATCACCAATACCCATTGCTTGTTTAAACTTGTACCAACCCAATTTTATCATATTTATACCGATCATTAAGCCATTTATCATTGTATTAAAGTTGGCTTTTATACCTTCTACAAACCCCATAAATAAGAGTTTTGCACCTTCCCATGTGTGCTTCCAAAATTCACCCCAGCCAGTAACATTGTCAGATAACCACATAATACCACCAACCAATGCTGCAATAGCTGCCATTATCCAGCCAATAGGTGTACCCAAAATGGTTGTGCCTAAAATTCTAGTAGATAATGTCATTGCCTTAGTGGCTACGTTTTGCAGCCAGGTGACTTTGGTAAGACTTGAAAGTATAGGTATCATTGAAGCAATACCAGAAGCTACTGGTGCTAATTCAACAACACTTGATGCAATACCACCAAATGTATTGGTAAACGAGCTTTTAACATCTGCTAACCACCCTCTAATACTGCTGCCAGCACTTTCAACAGATGGTATATTATTAATATCTAAATCAACATTTGCTAGTCCTTCAATCCAGCCAAGCCCAGCATCTTCACCAGCACCTTTAAAAATATCTGCCAGTACTAATTGTTTTGCATTGGTAGTTGCACCATCCATTGCTTTACTAATCATTTGTACAGCTTCAAAAGTGGTTTTACCAGCCAAGTCTTTAACCTCTAAGCCAATGCCTTTTAATGCTTCTACTTGGGGTTTGCCCATTTCACGTAAAGACAAATCTGCTTCTTTAATACTGTCAATGGCTTTATCTGAAAAAATACCATCTTTACCAGCCTTTGCCATTAAAGCAATCGCTTGTGATTGAGACAAGCCCACTTGATTAATAAATGTTGGGTATTCTTTTAGCTGGTCTATAAAATCACCATTAAGATTTGCGCCTTTTTCAAACCCAGCTTCTATAAGTGCAAAATTTTCTTCATAAGAACCGCCAATTTGCTTGGTCATGGCATTTGCTGCTTTAGCAATTTCTTCTGGGTTTTCTTTAAAAACAGCACCTAACTTATAGGCTCTAGCAGTAAGGTCATCTAATTGTTTACCAGATGTACCAGAAAAGCGCTCAATAGTAGTGCTTAAATCATTAATTTCTGTAGTAAAGCGTAACCCATCAATAGCTTTATTGACCAGTTCAACAGCTTGATTAGCCACTACAACAGCTGCACCCCAATTTGCCTTCATTTTTTCAGCATTGGGTGCTTTTTCAATTTCTTCTAGTTCGTGCTGTACTTCAACTAATTGTTCTTTGTAACGTCTAACTTTAGTTTCAGCAGTTTTAATATCAAAGTCAATTTGCGCTTTTAATAGTGGGTCAATAGTATCGCCCAAGCTTTTTAATCGACTTTTAAGGCTGTCAATTTGCTTTTCTTCCTTTTTAACTTCTTCAGTAAGATCATTAAAGCTTTTAATGGCACGTTGCGCAGTAGTTTTAGTGGCATCGTCCATGTCATCTAAAGCACGTGTTACATTTTTAAGCGTTTTATTAACATTTTTGGTACTGGCATCAACATTTCTCATTGGCGCAGTCACCTTATCTATTAATTCAAAAACCCAACTTGTTTTACTGCTACCCATTTAATACTTTACTTAAAATTTCAGCTAATGCTTTTTTGTTTGCTGTTTCTATGACCTTATATAGGTTGTTATACTCTACACCTTTTACATACAAATACTCTTTATAAAGTTTAGCCCATTTCTTATTGCTTAATTTTTCTGGAGTTACACCGAAATGTGAACGCAGAAGGGCATTTACTTTTTGTATAAATTGGTGGTCTTCTTGTTCCTTGTCTTCTTCGACCTTTAAGGTGTAAAGGTCTAGCGCTTTTTTATGGTGCTTTTAGCTTTAGATTTTAAAAGGTTAACACTTTCAAGTACTTCTAAATACACTTCACCATCTTTTTCTAAAGCTTCCATATCACCACCTAAAACACAGTTTTTAATAAGCACATCATTTACTTTGTCCACATCTTCTTTGGCTGCGTGCCTTCCAATGGCTTTTAATACAGCACGATCTGGTTTGCGTAACACAAATCGGTAAGTTTTGTCATCAACAACAACTTCTAAATCACTAACACGACTTTTGCCATATTTAGCTTCCCATTGTGCATTTTGTTCTGGTGTAATATCTTGGTACTTCTGGTATTCCATAGCTATCTTATATTACGTTCCATTCAATGTGTGATACTAAAAGATCATACTTGGTTACAATAGCACCATCATTGTTTTTAACATCAACACCATTGCCCATAAACTCACAATTTCTAATACGGTCTTTTTGTAAAGAACCATCTTGTTTTTCGTAATTAATGGTGATGTCAAATGGTAAAATGTCTTGCAAACGCCCACCAGCTGGTAATGCGTTTAAAAGTCCATCAACTTCTTCTTTGTATAATGATATAGAAGCTTTGGCTTCTGTGTTACCATCACCACGCCCTACTGGAAAACCTCCAGCACCATTATAATTCTTCTTGTCTGTTTCGTCACTGTAAGCTAATTCAGTAACGCCTTCTAAATCTCTGTTTAGCATATTAGCTGTAATGCTATTCCAGCCAGTTAGCTTACCAAACTTGTTTATAATCGTTGTTGTTGGCATATCTTTATAATTTATCAGTTAATCCTAAATCAAATTCAAATTCAAACACAATACTATCTACAACAATATTGCCTTCAATTTTTAATGGGCTGTCTTCAGTTAATGTTTGCTGTGGGTTTATATAGAAGTCAAAACCAGATATTTCATTATCAACAATCATTGCTTCCATAGCTTTGTTTAATAAACCTTGCCATGCAGAAATGGTAGTTGCTCTAATAAAACCTGTAGTTGGGTCTTTTTTAACGATACCTTTTACTTTAGGTATAAGTGTCGTACGAATTAAGCGTGCTGCTTTATTCCAAACCCTGTTGTTTTCTATATACGCATAGTCACTTGCTTTTTCTACACAAGTTGGTGAACCATTAAAGAAAATGCCACCATACCCATTAAAAGCACCAGCAAAGATGTAACCTTTGTTAGTAAGTTCTTTAATTTCTTGTGGCGTTAAATCATCAAAGGGTGTACCATCACTAAGCGCAGCAGAAGCAAAACGATCTGTACCCAAAACAGTTAAAGGGTAATCTTCTTTGCCTTTAGATCCATCTGGCTTATTTAAGATGTCTACACTTCCTAAATTTTCATTGACTTGTCTTACAGCAAGCATACCTAATACAGCACCAACACTTGCATTTTTAGCATATGCAGCATCTACTGAAGCAACAGCTGGATCTTGTGCTATACTAACAGATACATTGGGTGCTTTTTCAGCACGAAAATCTGGGTAATTCGCTATTGTTAAAACAGCATCACCAGCTTTACCTTCTAAAACAATAGCATCTATGTAATTGTTTTCTAATGCAAAAGCATCAACCACAGCTTGTACTGCTTCAACTTCATTTATCAAAGTTGCCACTGTAGAAGTAGCGCCTATAACACCTATACTTTTAATATCCTTTTGGCTTCTAATAGCTGCTTTTAGTGCATCTTCTTCTAAAATTGCACTAGCTTCTAAACCAGCTGTAGTAGGTATTAAATATAATGTACCATCTGGGCTATAGGTAAAAAAGTCATTGACTTCATTAAATGCCAACAATCCATTATTGGCATCAAAAGAAGCATTTATACCTAAAGCTTCTGCATCACTAGGTTGCAGTAACTTGTAGGCTTTATTTAATTCGGCAGTAGTACCAGCTGTAGGCATACCCACTATCAATGCCATTACAGCATCTGTAGTAGCATTTCTACGACCTAAACCACCGTTTTGTTTGTTAATTTTTACGCCTTTAAAACTCATATCGTTTTTGCTTTAATTATTTTTATTCTTCTTCTTCAGAAGCACCAGTTGCAGTAGCATCATCTTCACCTGTGTTATTTGCAGCTTCATTGTTTAGCACTTCAATACGTGCTGCTGCTGCTTTTAATACAGATTTAGCGGTTTTACCTTTTACAGCTTCATTAACTGCTTCAACAGTTTCTAAAGTGGCAATGGTTTCAACTAATGCTTTTACTTCTTTTTTGGCTTGCTGCATTTTAGCTGCTCTATCATCATTAGTATTAGCAGCATTTTTATTGCCCTTTACAATAGCTTTAGGTGCTTCTTTTTCTTGCACGTTTTCATTTTCTATTTTAAAAACCTTGCCTTCTGCTGTAGCGTGAAGGTTTGCACGGTTTTCACTCAAGAAAAATTGACCATCTGTAGTTGCAAAAGCAACTTTGGCAGTTGGGTAATTTTTAAATACCTCTTTTGACTGCTCTTTAATTTCGGATTTACTGTATGATTTTTTCATTGTTTAAAATGGTTTTAAATATCGTTTTAATAAGAATTTACCACCTACCAAGACAACAGCTAAAATGCCAATCCAAGACAATGCTTTGTAAATCCAATGGGTTCTAAATTCCGTTTTAGTTTCTTTTGTTTCTTTAACTTCAGTAAGTTTTATAAGGGTTTCTATTATCTTGTTCTGGCTTTCTATAATTTTTTCGTATTTATCTGTAAAGCATTCAACTTCAATATTATCTTTTACACGTCTTACAGATCCTGTTGAACGTCCAGATTTAGATTTAGCAACAATTGGCACTTCTGTTAAACTGGCAATAGGTACATTAATCTTTAAGCTATCAGCAGCAACAGTAAGGGTATCAATCTTTTTTTGATATGTAACTTTAGTACTGGTGCTATCTGTTTTAGTTACCCTTGTTTGCGATACTGGTCTAGCTGTTCTGCAACCAGAAAAGGCAACTAATATTAAAGTGATAAATAAAATGTACTTGATTAATCGCATAAGTTCTTATATTCATTGTAAGCATCATAACATGGACACGCTTTTATAAATTCAAAAGGTTCTATAATGCCATTACCGTTTAAGTCTTTGGAAAAATCCCTATGCCCTCTAATTTCAGCTTTTGGGTGTCTGGTCTTTAACTCGATCAACAATTGTTTTAAAGCAGCTATTTGTTGTGGTGTTCTTGTGTCTTTAGGCGCTAAATTTTTAGCCAAACCACCGATATAACAAATACCAATGCTTTTTCTATTATAGCCTTTAACATGCGCACCAATCTTGGCATCTGGTCTACCTTTTTCAATAGTGCCATCAAGCTTTATTACATAATGATACCCTATACCAGACCAGCCACGTCTTTTATGCCAAGCATCAATAGCTTTTGCATCAAAATCTTTGCCCTCAATTGTGGCGCTACAGTGAACTACTAAATAGTCTATGCTTCTCATAGTGAAACCCTTTTAAGGGTGCTGGCTACTTGCTATAAGTTAGCCAGCCCTTTAACTCTTTTATACTTGACCAGATATGATTGCTGCACTACCTTCAATACCATATGCCACAATGATGTGGTACACTCTAAAACCAATGGTGCTTTCTCTTAATTCTGGATCTTCAGAAGCATCACGTGCATATCTTTTTACAGTACCAGCTGCTTTGGCTGTGCTTCCTTTGTGAAATACTATAGAAGACTTGCGCCCAACAGTAGCAGAACCATATGGTAATTTTGCACCAGCGGCATCATATTCTGGAGTTGTACTGTCTTCATAGACTTTAAAGCCATAGTATTTACCACTTATCATACCTTCTTTATGGTTGTGGTATTGTGTGAAGAAATTTTTATCTTCTTCTAGCAAGTCGCTTACGTGGTCATCTGTTAATACTAATATTCTACCTTTTTTGCTAATGCCTTTTTTGTTCATTTTGGCTTGTAGCTTTCTAAGGTCTTTGGTAGTTAGTTTTTTACGTCCTGTACCATCGTCTTCACCTGTAGTTTCTAATACAAATTCGTTGTTGTCTTCATCATTTACTTGTGGTGCTAAACCCCATATACCATATTCCATTGTTTCATCTTCCAATGTTTCACGGTGTTGCATTTGCACATCACTTTTCTTTTCATATGGTAATGCGTAAAGTTCATCATCTGTAACTATAGTGTTTTCAGTATCAAACTTGTTAAGACCTACAATTACGTGGCTGTCATCACGATTATTTTTAAGAATAGGGTATTGCGTGTTATTGATTAAAACCTTTGGCGCTTCACCTCGTTTAGGTATTTTAATGACATCATTATTAACCCAACTTTGCTTTGATCTAATTTCAGATGCCCACGTGTGCTGGTGGCGCAATTGCTTTATCATTTCACGTTCTGCCAATTGGTTCTTTGCTGGCAATGCCACAGTTGCAGCACTGGCAATTTGCACAGCTGCTTCTGTTTCACCATTAAATGCGTGACTAAATACCGTTACACATAGCACCGCTAAAAGTGATAATGTGAATTTTAAGGATTTGAATACTACGTTTTTCATTGTTCTACTTTTTATATCTGTTGTTTTTGTTAATTACTTGTCACCAAAATAGGCTGCTTCTAAAGCTTCAGCTTGTTCTGGGTTTTCTACTTTCATCTTTTCGTAAGCCTGTGGGTCTTTATCTATATAATCATCTAAAGTCCAGTCTTTACGTGATGCTTCTAAAGCATCATTACCATCTGCTGGCGTTAAGTTTTTACTTAACTTTGGTTTAGTAACCATTGCATCTAATGCAGTTTTAGCTGCATCATAATTTGCGGTTGCTAAATCCACATAGGTTTGCTTTTGATCTGCTGTAATTTTTTTAGCAGTAATCGCTTCATCAACCAAAGCATTTACTTTTTGTTCTGCTTCTGTTGTTTCAGTTTCTTCTTTAGCTGCAACAGTTTCACGTTGTTTTAAAGCATCTACTTTCATAGCTTTTTTTGCTGCTTCAATCTGTTCATCTGTAGCATTAGCTTCTAAGCCTAAAAAGGCAATTAGTTCTTCTTTGTCCATGATTTGTCTATTATTTATTTTTGATTTTGTTGCTTTTGGTAGAATAGGTGCGCCACAAGCTTCTAGTATAGTTACATCTTCTGCGCTAATTGTGCCTTCTTCATCAATAATAGCATCAATAAAGCCTTCTTCTTTAGCTTCTTCTGCACTCATCCAGTGATCGCCACCCTTCCATAGTTCTTCAATTTCAGCCTTGGTTTTACCTGTCTTTTTAGCATATTTTGCCAAATAATCTTTGGTAACACTTTTAAGTAGCTTTAATTCTTTAGTTATCTGGTCTTCATTACCAAATGTGCCAAGCATTGGCTTATGGATCATTATTTGCGAATTGACATAAGCACTGGTGTGGTGACAAGCAGTAAAGTAAGTTGCTGCACTGGCAGCTGCTGCACCTACAGTAATATTGACTTTTTTAAATCGGTTTAGCTGGTTGTTAATTTCAACCGCTTCAAATACAGAACCGCCATTACTATTTATATACACATCTGCTTCTGTATGTGTTTTTAATAGTTCGTCTACCTTTTTCTGAAAATCACTAGAGTTATTGGCATTCCAATTTGCTATACGTCCTATAATGCGTATATAAGCTTTACCATCCTTACTTTCAGCTGTAAGTTGTAATGGTTTTGCCTTGCCATCTGGCTTTGCAGAACCTATAATAATGATGTGTTTTTGTGACTTCATTTACGCTTAATTACAAGACAAATGTGCTGTAATATCACCGCCCAAAAAAATCACTAAATCAAAATGGTAGTTTTTTACACTTTTTTTGGTAGTACTCAGTAACCATTACACTTTATAGCTTTTTATAGCCATTAATATTGGTAGATATTTGACCTATAATTATAAGGTAGGATGGCAAAAGAAAAAGAAAAGCAGCTTGCACGAATTTACTATATAGAACAAGGTAAAACAGCTAAATGGATAGCTGCAAAATTAACCCTTACTGAAAAAACGGTTGGCGCTTGGATTGCAAAATATGGTTGGAAGGAATTAAGAAATGCCAAAGAAAATGGTATAGATAAACGTATTGATAATATCAAAGAAGTGATTGATGATATTATTGAAGACAGAAGCACCGCCAGAACTACCTTAAATAAATACAAGCTTGATTTAGCCAAAGCCCAAGAACAAAAGGACAAGGACACGGAAAAATCTATAAAAGAACAGATTAGTGAAATTAAACGTGAAATTGTTGGCTTTGATGATGCCATTAGCAAATGGAATAAAACACTAGAAAACTTTGATAAAGACAATAAAGTGTCGCTATCAAACTACATACATGTTATGGAAGAAGTGTTTAAAGACCTTTTGGCTTTTGATCCAAAACTATATCAAGACACTTTAGATTTTCAAGACCAGCACATTAACAAAGTAAGCATTACAATAGGATAATATGAAATTTACACTTTTAAAAAAGATTATAAGCCTTATCGCTAACAAGGCAACCGCACAAGAAATATACCTAGAAATAGGGGCGTACTTCATTAAAAAAGGTGCTAATTATAAGGTTGGTGAAATTCTTTATAAAAAGAAAGTTCAAGGCGCAAAATCCAAGTTGTACAAAGGCAAGGTTGTTACCAATATTTGGTTTGAGTTTGACACCAATAAAATACACGTAAAACGTGGTAATAAATTCATTTCTCCAGAAAACATTGTAAAAGGATAATGAGAAAAGAAGACAAAAGAGCATTAGAACGCTATAAAAAGCGGTTGGAGTTTGCCAGAAGTTCTGGCACTGTAAACGCTTTTGAAACCAAAGCAGAACAAAAGGCACGTATTGAGCGTGCTAAAAAAGACTATGCTTTTATGTGTCAACAATACTTTCCACATTATGCAACATGCGAGCCAGCAGAATGCCATTTAAAAGCTGTTAAACAGGTATTAAAAAACCCAACTATTAAAAAGTTTGATGAATTGCCACGTGGCTTTGGTAAATCTGTTATGGATGATGTGTTACTTCCTTTTTGGTTATGGATGAACGACCAAGCACATTATATGGTTATTGTAACCGTAAGCAAAGACCGTGCTAGTGAACTGTTAGAAGATTTGCGTGCCGAATTTGAAGCCAACCCAAAAATTATACATGACTTTGGCGAACAAATGAATATTGGGCAATGGGAAAAAGGATTTTTTATTACAAAAAGTGGTTTTGTAGGTAAAGCACTTGGCGCTGGGCAATCGGTACGTGGTCTGCGTGTTAAAAGTAGAAGACCAGACTACATTGTAGTAGACGATTTAGAGACAAAAGAAAGTATCAAAAACCCAAAACGCCAAAATGAGTATGTAAAATGGATTGAACGTGATTTGATACCAACTATGGATGGTGATATAAGACGTTTTATTTATGCTAACAATCGTTTTGCACCTGTAATGATACAAACCAAGCTACAGGAACGACACCCAAAATGGAAAATTAACCACGTTAAGGCGTATGATCCTATTACTTATAAACCTACTTGGTCTGCAAAATATAGCGACACCTATTACAAAGAATTGGAAAATGAGATAGGTACACTTGCCTTAGAAGCAGAATATTTACAAAAGCCACATATAGAAGGTGAGATATTTAAAGCCGAACACATACAATACTGCAAACATCTTAGGTTAAATCAATTCAAACATATAGTTGGTACTTGGGATGTAGCATATAGTGGTAAAAGTACTGGTGATTATAATGCAATTGCAGTACAAGGGCTATATCAAAAAAACTTTTATGTGATTGATGGCTTTGTAAAAAAATGCAAAATGCGTGAAGCTGTGGCATATATGTGTGCTTTTCAAAAAGCATTGCCACCTACTGTTATAGTACATTGGAAGTTTGAAGCACAATTTTGGAATGATGAAGTGGAACGTGTTATAAAAGAAACGCAAGAAGCTTATGGCATCATCTTAAATATCACCAAGCTTTTTGTGCCAAAGGTTAAAAAATATGATCGTATTCTAAGCCTACACCCATATTATCAAAACAACCGCATTTTCTATTTTGAAAGGTTAAAAGCAAATAATGATATACAGGTTGGTATAATGCAATTGCTGGGTATAGAACCAAATTATAAAACACATGATGATTTTCCAGATACACACCAGCAAGGCATAAGCATATTAGAGACTTACAATGTACCAGAAGGTGCAAACATATACAAACAAGGTAAGATGTTACCTAAAAACGAACGCATATGATTTATTTAACAGATGATGATTTATTAACCGATAGTTTCCAGCGTTTCATTGATGAAAGTACAAAGGATGATGAAGATGTTATTGGTAATGCAGAATTAAAATGTATTGGTGTCATTAAAACGATGCTTAAAGGGCGTTATAACACCGATTTAATTTTTGATGAAGACCAGCCTGTACGTGATGAATTTCTAGCAGATATATTAACCAAGTTAACATTGCATAAAATCTTTGGTCGTAATGCAGCACGTAAAGTACCAACAGATGTAAAAGATAATTATGATTGGGCAATGAAGCAATTGACTATGCTAAATGCTGGAAAATTACAACTAGAATTACCAAGTCCAACAAATACCGATGGCACAACTTCAGTAGCGCCTATGTTTGGCAATAATACTAATCCAGATTTTTATATATAATGAGAATACCAAAATTTATACATAACGCAGTTGCAAAGTATGTTTTTAACAACACCGATGAAAAAACATTAAGAGTAGTAGCAGCAACAAAGTCTGGTAGCAACAAAGCGTTAAGTTATCAAACAGAAAAAGAAGCTATTAATATGCAAGCCAAAACGCTTGCAGATTGGAAATTAGCACTAACATTAGCCAGCGACCCAGAAGAACCTAATTTTAATGAATTAGAAAAGCTATACCAAAATTTGGAATTAGACAATCATTTAGTAGCTACTATAGAAAACCGAATAGAACCAGTACAAGGCACGCCATTTAAGTTTACAGATCAATCTGGTAAAGAAAATGAAGAAGCCAAAGAACTGTTTGAAGCAATGTGGTTTATAGATTTTATTGGGGTGTGTCTGCGTTCAAAATTTCAAGGTTCTAAAGTGATTGAATTATATGACTTAGACGAAAACATGCATTTAGAGACTATCACAGAAGTACCTAAAGCACACGTAATACCATCAAAAGGGATAATTACAAAAGAAGCTGGTGGTACTACAGGATGGAACTATAAAGAAGGTGTTTTAAAAGATCAATACATCCAAATTGGTAAAGATGATTTTCTTGGGATGTATGCACAGCTTGCGCCAATCGTACTGGCTAAAAAATTAGGCTTTGGGTCTTGGTTAGACTACATAGAAAAGTATGGTGTACCACCAATTTTTGCAATAACAGACCGTGAAGACCAAGCACGTTTAGACCAGCTGTACAATGCACTGTTAAATTTCAAGTCCAACAACTTTATGGTGGGTCGTGGACAAGAAAAGTTTGAAATTGGCAAAGATACTGGTGGTGGTTCTTTTGATATTTTTGACAAACTCATTGAACGTGCTAATAGTGAACTATCTAAACGTATTTTAGGTGGTACAGGTACAAGTGATGAAAAAAGCCATGTTGGCGCTGCCAAAGTACACGCAGCTATTTTAGCAACAAAGCATAAGTTAGATAAGTTTTTTGTAAAGGTTATCATCAATAACCAACTAATACCACGCCTTGTAAAATTAAGTCCTGTATATGCACCTTTAGCCAATCTAAAGTTTGAATGGGATGATACCGAAAACTTGACATTAGACCAATACATAGCAGCGGTTAAAGATTTAAGTGCGTATTATGAAATAGATATTAAAGAATTAGCTACACGTACAGGAATACCCATTACTGGCTTAAAAAAGGCTATGGACACACCAGAGGCAGATCCAGAACCAACGCCAGAACCTCAAAAAAAAAAGTAGTTACTGAAGCTGTTGCTAACATTGAAGCTTATTATGAAAAGCCTGTATGTTCACATGGGTCTGTAGAACCTTTAGCAGTAGATCTGAACTATTGGAATAAAACCATTATACGTATTGCCAGACAATTACATAATGGTCAACTAAAACCAAGTGATTTAGACAAAGATTTATTGCAAAAAACCTTTAACCAGCTTAATAAAGCTGCTACTGAAGGTTATGGTGCGAATTACGATAGTTACAGCAAAAGCCACAATAAGACAGTACAACAGCTGCGACAAAATATTTACCAGTTTAGTGCTGCTAAAACCTTTCAACAGTTACAGCATTTCAATAGTCTTTTAGTAGATGAAAATGGTAAAGAACGTTCTTTTTCCAGCTTCAAAAATGCTGTATTAACTGTACACCCTAAATACAATGTCAATTATTTACAAGCCGAATACCAGACCGCAAAAGCATCTGCACAAATGGCACGTAAATGGCAGACTTTTGAGCGTAACCGTGACCGCTTCCCATACTTAAAATATAAAACTGTAGGTGATGAACACGTACGTGACGATCACCAGAAACTACACAACTTTACAGCACATATTGATGATCCCATATGGAATAAGATTTACCCACCTAATGACTGGCGTTGTCGTTGCTATGTTGTGCAAACCAATCAAGCCAGTGATGAACCAGCACCAGATATAAGTTTTATAGATCCAGAATTTAGTATAAATGTTGGTAAAACTGGTGTGATATTTTCACCAGAACACCCATACTTTGTATTTCCTAAAAAAGATAAAGACAGCTTTAAAAAAGCCTTTGAAAGTTTTAAGCTAATTGCACCTTATGGTAAGGCTAGATATACAGCTAAAAATGGGTCAAAAGTATTTGTAAATCCATTTGCAGATGTTAAGGATCTAAAGCACAATTTTGAAGTGGCAAAGGTAATTGCAGACACGGTTAAAAAATCAGTGAGTATAAGACCACATATAGATGGTCGTGTGCTTCCTAAATTAAAAAACCCAGAATACTTAATTGATAAAAAGTTAGCAGATCTAAAAGCGCCTAAAGGATTGCTATTAAAAAACATATTCAAAAAGGCTAATAAGCAAAAGACAGCTGTAGTGGTGATTGATTTAATAGACAATCCAAACACATTTAAAACAATGAAGACTGCGGTTATAGAAAAGCTAAAGAATAACGATATATACCCTAATATTAAAGAAGTGATTTTAATATCAAAAGACCGTAAAACTGTAGAAGTGATTAAACGTAAAAAGTAGGCACAAAAAAAGCAACTCGAAAGTTGCCTTTTTATAAGTTACGTTCTTGCATTTTACGTCGCAAACTTCCTTACAAGGCAAATATACAAAAAATGAGCAAAAAAAATCAATTTCCAGACTTTTTGGCAATGAGCCAACAGTTGCTAAAGGACTTACAAAGTGATGCCGAAATTATGGGTATTGACTTTATACACAGCAATTTTGAAAAGCAAGGTTTTACAGATAATGCTTTTGAAGCTTGGAAACCACGCAAAGAAAGTATTAGCTACAATCTATTACGTGTCACTAACAATTTATTTAATTCTGTCAATGTAGCCAATAGTACACAAGAACGTGTAACATTTGAAGCAGATGCACCTTATGCTTCTATACATAATGAAGGTGGTATACTCAATGTGCCTATTACAGAACGATCACGTAAATATTTTTGGTTTATGTATAAAGCTACTGGTAAAAGCATGTGGCGTGCTATGGCATTGACAAAAAAAGACCGATTGACTATTAAAATATATCAAAGGCAATTTATGGGGCATAGTAACACCTTTGCCCAGCAATGGAATGACCACGTAATACAAGAAATTTTAACACGATTTAAACAACTTTAAAATAGATTTTAAAATGCAAAACTGGAAGGATTTATACCAAGAACACGCAATAATTGTAGAAAAGCAAATGCCAGAAATAGAATGGTTTGATTTATGGCACAACCAAGTAAACTTTTTAACAGAAGAACACCCATTTAGCACACCAGCTTTATTTGTTTCATATCGCACCATTAGCACAGAAGATATTGGTGACAAAGTGCAAAAAGTAAACTTACAGGTAGATTTTTATTTATACTATGAAACCTTTTTAGATACCTTTAGTGGTGCTTATAACCAGCAAAGCGCTTTAGCCTTTATAGATCTAATGGATAAAATAAATGCCACCTTTCATGGTACAAGTGGTGAGAATTACAGCGAAATGAGACGTATTAACTTTGCACCTGTAGATACTGGTAATACTGGTAATTTATACAGAATTAGCTATAGCTGTATTTTATTAGATTATAGTGCTAAAAATGGCTGTATTGAACAGCAAAGAAATGCAGAAGTAAATGTAGAAAAACAACCTTTCATTTTAGACTAAAAAAACCAGTTAATTAACTGGCTCTTTTTTCGTATTTGTAAAATAGTATGTCTTCTATGGTTTTAACGGTCTTAAAAAACTTATCTGCTAAGTAGTGTTTGATATAGGCATTGCTGTACTTTTGAACACCAAAGCTTTTTACATTACAAAGGCGCTGGTGTTCTTGTCTTATAGCTTCATATAGTCTTATGGTTGTTTCTCTTTGCATTACACACAAAGTAAAAGCAAAGCAATCAAAAATCAAAATTGGGTTTTACTGTGTGGCTTCTTCGTATTCTTTTTTAGATGCCAATAATTTATTTTTAGTATATGGTTTCAAACTTTCAGCAGGATTGACTTTATTAGCTTCATTATAGTATTGCAGTCCTTTTTTATAACTACTTACATGTAATTCTTCATCTAAATTTATTAAGGAATTAGCAGCCCTAAAATACCTATCTGCGATTAGATACATTATAATACTTTTTACTTTATTGCATCTTTCAGTTGGTTCTTCTATACATTTAGGCTTAATGAGTTCTAAGCCTTTTTTTAAGTCTTTATTTCTGGTATGTGTATTTGCATACTGGTCAAATATTTCTTCAACAGTTTGTGCTTGTGAAAGGCTAAAACTAAACAGAAGTGCTATAAATAGTAATCTTTTCATAATT